ATATGATACTCAATCCAGAAGGAAATGATGTATATTCAGTAGATACTAATCTAATAGATAAAGATGGTACTATAGGTTACTCAGGACTTTTTATTCCAGAGCAATGGTCTATGCCTCCATATATAGATGAGTACGGTAACTCACAAGTAGAAGAAGCTCTTAAGGCATTAGATGATTACTTTGCAGAATGTAAGAAAAAGATGTCCCCGGAGGCATATCAACTTGAAGTATCTCAGCATCCAAGAAATATAGAAGAAGCGTTTGCTCATAGAAAAGTATCTGTATTCCCTACACACCTTCTTAGTGCACAGCAAAAGAGAATAGAAGATAAAGAATATGCTTATGAGTTCTTAGATATATATGCTGATGAAAATGGGAGACCTGCTGTAAGATCAACTAATAAGTTACCAATCAGTGAGTTTCCAATAGGAAAGAAAACAGAAGATAAAACAGGAACACTTGTAGTATGGGAAAGACCAATTAAAGATCCAGGCTTTGGTACTTACTATGCATCTATTGACCCCGTATCAGAAGGAAAGACAACTACCTCAGAATCACTGTGTTCTATATATGTAATTAAAGCTTCAGTTGAAGTCACTAAGGTTACTGGTGTTGAGACTGAGAACTTTATAGAACAGAGTCAAATAGTAGCAGCTTGGTGTGGCAGATTTGATGACATAAAAAAAACCCATGAGAGACTAGAGCTTATAATAGAGTGGTATAATGCATGGACAGTAATAGAGAATAACATATCACTGTTTATACAGTATATGATATCTAGGAGAAAACAAAAGTATCTTGTACCAAGAACACAGATAATGTTCCTTAAAGATCTCCAGGCCAATGCTAACGTATTCCAGGAGTATGGTTGGAAGAACACCGGTATACTATTTAAGTCACACCTTATATCTTATGCTATTGAATATGTCAGAGAAGAAATAGATACCATAACTAAAGAAGATGGAACTATAGTTAAAACAACATATGGTGTTGAAAGAATTAAGGATCCTATGCTTATAAAAGAAATGCTTGCTTATGTGGAAGGACTCAATGTTGACCGCATGGTAGCTTTCTGTGCACTTGTTGCATTTATGAGAATTCAGGAATCAAACAGAGGATTTATTAAAAAAACAATAATGGATGACGCAGCCAAAAACTTGCAAAAGTCAGATAATTTGTTTAAATTATCTGTAAGCCCTTTCCGGCACATGGGGAAAGGAAGGCTTGCTAATGGACAAGGATATAAGCGTTCTCCATTTAAAAACTTTAAATAAAAGCTATGCAGGTATATAATGCAATGCAGCTCAAGAAGGGAGCTAAAGTTCAACATAATAGAATGGGTAGTATTACTCAGCCTTTGCAATTTCTACCAAAGAAACAAAAGGATCAAGAGTGGGCTGCCTGGAATCTTGACTGGTTAGAATGGAATGGTCTTAAGCAAATTAGATTAAATGCCCGTAGACTAATGAAGAACTATAAGCTTGCAAAGGGTATTATAGATAAGTCTGATTATATCATAGAAGAAGATAATGAGTACAGAGATATAGTTGAGACACTTACAAAAGAAGATTACTCAGCATTAGAGCTTAAGTTCTATCCTATTATACCTAATGTAATTAATGTCTTAGTAGCTGAGTTTGCTAAGAGATCTACTAAACTTACTTACCGGGCCGTTGATGAGTTCTCATATAATGAGATGATGGAACAAAAACGTGCTGCAGTAGAAGAAGTTCTTCTTGGTGATGCTCAGATGAATATCATGGCTGCTCTAATGGAACAGGGATTAGATCCTAATTCAGAAGAAGCTCAACAACAATTAAATCCTGAAAGTCTAAAGTCTTTACCTGAAATAGAGATGTTCTTTAAGAAAGATTACAGATCTATGATAGAGCAGTGGGCATCACACCAGCATAAGGTAGATGTAGAAAGATTTAGAATGGATGAGCTTGAAGAAAGAGCTTTCCGTGATTCATTGATTACAGATAGAGAGTTCTGGCACTTCCGTATGATGGAAGATGATTATGAAGTAGAACTTTGGAATCCGGTTGTATCTTTTTATCATAAGTCACCAGATGCAAGATATATATCACAAGCACAGTGGGCAGGTAAAACAGATATGTTTACAGTAGCTGATGTTATTGACAGATATGGTTATCTAATGACTACAGAACAACTAGAAGCATTAGAAGCTATTTATCCTATTAGATCTGCTGGATATAATATTGGTGGTCAACAAAATGACGGGTCATTCTATGATGGCACAAAGAGTCATGAGTGGAATACTAATTTACCATCACTTGCTTACCGTCAGTATACATCAATGGTATCAGGTTCAATACTGGATGGAGGAGATGTTATTACACAAATACTTTCTGAAGGAGAAGACTACAATATTGCGGGTACTGCATATCTATTACGTGTTACTACAGCATACTGGAAGTCACAAAGAAAGGTTGGACATTTGACTAAGGTTGCTGATAATGGTGAAGTTAGTACAGAAGTAGTTACTGAAGATTATAAAGTAACTGATAATCCAATATATGATAACAGACTCTTTAAGAATAAAACTAAAGATAACTTAGTATATGGAGAGCACATTGACTGGATCTGGATCAATGAAGTTTGGGGTGGTGTAAAGATTGGGCCAAATATTCCATCATTCTGGGGTATGAATAACCCTGGAGGATTTACACCTATTTATATTGGAATTGATAAGAATCATCTTGGGCCTATTAGATTTCAATTTAAAGGAGATAACTCTTTGTATGGTTGTAAGCTTCCGGTAGAAGGTGCTGTATTCTCAGATAGAAACACTAAGTCTACAGCTCTACTTGACTTAATGAAACCATACCAGATTGGATATAACATTGTAAACAATCAGATAGCAGACATCTTAGTAGATGAATTAGGTACAGTGATCTTATTAGATCAGAACGCACTTCCTAGACACTCTATGAATGAAGACTGGGGTAAGAATAATCTAGCTAAAGCATATGTAGCAATGAAGAACTTTCAGATGCTACCTCTAGATACATCTATCACAAATACAGAGAACGCATTAAACTTCCAGCATTTCCAGAAACTTGATCTAGAACAAACAAACCGTTTGATGTCCAGGATTAATCTTGCTAATTACTTTAAGCAACAAGCATATGAAGTAATAGGTGTTAACCCACAAAGAATGGGTCAGCAGATATCACAACAAACTGCTACTGGAATAGAACAAGCTGTTAGTGCTTCTTATGCACAAACAGAAGTATTCTTTATTCAGCATTGTGATTACTTAATGCCACGCGTGCATCAGATGCGTACAGATCTAGCTCAGTATTATCATAGTAACAAACCATCTTCTAGATTGTCTTATATGACAACAGCAGATGAAAAGGTAAACTTTGAGATAAACGGTACTGATCTACTACTAAGAGATTTGAATATATACTGTAGTACAACAGCAAATCACAGAGCTGTACTTGAGCAGTTAAAGTCTATGGCCCTTAACAATAATACTACAGGAGCTACTATATATGACTTAGGTAGAGTTGTTCAGTCTGATTCTATTGCAGAGCTTAACACAGTTCTTAAAACCTCAGAAGAAAAAACTAATCAGATCAAGCAACAAGAAATGCAACAACAGCAGCAAATGCAAGAACAACAACTTCAAGCACAAGCTGAGCAAGAAAGACTTAAGCTTGATCATGAAGCAATGGAAGCAGAAAAGAATAGACAACGTGATATTCTTGTTGCAGAAATCCGGGCAGCTGGTTATGGAGCAATGGGTGATGTTAATCAAAATATGATGTCTGACTACAATGATGCAATGAAAGATATCAGACAAAGTGAACAATATCAGGATCAGACAAATATTGAAAGAGAGAAAGAAGCAAATAGAAATATGCTAGCTTCTCAAAAGAATTCAATTGAAAGAGAAAAAATCCAAGCTCAAAAAGAGATAGCTGACAAGCAGTTACAGGTAGCTAGAGAGAATAAAAACAAATATGATAAAGGAGCTAAAGAAAATAAGAAAAAATAAGTTAGCTATATAGTGCCAATTTTTATCATTGGCTTTTAAATTTTGTAAGTTTATTTAATAATATTTGCTTATATTAAATTAATAACAAACATAAAACCAACAACATGTTAGATCCAAATGAAGAAGGTCAAATGTCTGAAACTACAACGGTAGGCCAAGCAGACGTTAATCTTGATGAAATCTTTGGTACCCCGGGAGCAGAAAACATTATGCTTCCAGATACTAAAGAAGAAGAAAAACCAAAATCTGTGTTTTCTAATGAAGGCACAGTAGATGTATCGTTCATTGACAAACCTGTAGATAAAGACACTACAAGTAAAGAAGTAAAAGCAACACCAGAAGAAGTTGAAGAAGCAATTGCTGAACTTGATAACCGTATTGCTCAAGAGGAAGAGTCTGGTAGCAAAGGAAGACCAAAGGTTGATAAATCAGGTCTTGCAGAACTAGCACAGAAAATGATTGAAGAAGGTGCATTGGTACCCTTTGATGATGACAAACCTCTAGAAGAGTATACTGCAAAAGACTTCCGTGAACTTTTTGAAGCTAACTTCCAGGAAAGAGAAAATAAAGTAAGAGAGAATACTCCAAAAGAATTCTTTAAAGCTCTACCTGAAGAACTTCAAATTGCAGCTAAATATGTTGCAGATGGTGGACAAGATCTTAAATCATTATTCAGAACACTTGCACAAGTAGAAGAAATGCGTCAGTTAGACCCAACTGATGAGTATGATCAAGAAGAGATTGCAAGACAGTATCTGTATGCTACACAATTTGGTACAGCTGAAGAGATTGAAGCAGAGATTGATGATTGGAGAGAACTAGGTAAACTCGATCAAAAGGCTAACCAGTTCAAACCAAAACTTGATAGAATGCAAGAGGAGTATGTAGCTAGACAACTTGCTGAACAAGAACATAAAAAAGAACAGCAAGAAAAACAAGCTAAGTTATATACTGATAGCATATACAATACTCTTGTAACCGGAGAGATAGGTGGAATCAAACTTGATAAGAAAGTTCAGAGTCAACTTTATGCAGGACTAGTACAACCTAACTATCCTTCTATATCTGGTAAACCTACTAACTTACTTGGTCACTTGCTTGAGAAGTATCAGTTTGTAGAACCAGACCATAGTAGAATTGCTGAAGCTCTTTGGTTACTTGCTGACCCAGATGGATACAAAAATAAAGTACGGGAGCAAGGTAGTAAACAAGCTACAGAAAAAGTAGTAAGACAATTAAAGACTGAAGAGTCAAGAAAACTTACTTCTTCAAATGTACAACAAGAACAAGAAACGGTTTCTAAGAAACCACAAAGAACAATTCCGAGGAATAACGGAAATATATTTAAACGCTTTTAACTAGTAACAAATAAACAAACAAATAGAAAATGGCAACTCCAGTTTTAAACAATGGTATATTCCTGCGTGATACTGCATATGCAGCCTCATCACACGTGGACTCTTACCACCTTACAAACATGTTGAAAGATGCAGAACCTATGGATCTTGGGCCAGTAGACCTTTGGGCTATGGCACAGAAAGTAGAAATGCCTCTTTACCAAATGTCCTCTTTTGGAGGAAAGAATGTAATTATGGTTGATAATGCACGCGGTGAATACCGTTGGCAGACACCTGTGTCAATTGACCTTCCTTACATTATTGAAGATATTGAACCAGACAATGGATTCAAAGGTCTTGACGGTACTACTTTCAAAGTAAAACTAAACAGACGTGAATTTGGTCATGGTGATATCTTTACTTATGACAAGTACAATGGTGTGGAAATGTACGTTACTCAGGATGATATTCTTCCTGTAGGAGACGGATTCATCTATACAGTACAACTTGTAAACAATGACAATTACAAGTACCTTGACAACAAGTATCTTTCTAATGGTACTAAGGTATTCCGTAAAGGTTCTGCAAGAGGTGAGTATGGTGAAAGATTCTCTGACATCATCACTAATGCTGGATTCCGTGAATTCTACAACTTTGTAGGAGGAGCAGAAGCACACGTACATTACTCTATCTCTTCTCGTGCAGATTTGATGATCAAGGGTGGTATGAATGCAGATGGTACAGTTCCTGTAACTGAGATCTGGAGAACATTTGATAAGAGCATTGATCCTTCAATTGCATCTCTAGAAGATATGGTTAAGGTAATGGGTAAGGATAAAGTGAAGAAAGCATTTGATAATGGTGATCTTTCACGTACATTCCTTACTAACATGGAAGCAGCTCACCTTTCTAAAGTTGCATCTGACATTGAGACTTACTTGATGTGGGGACAAG